GAAAAAGCAAGACTCAAATCAGAGCGTGAATCAATCGAACAGGCCAAAGCCCAACGAGAGACTTCGCAATCTGGTTCTGAGGCGCAGAAAACTGGAAACCGCCGCTTTACTGCGGAGGATTACAGGGAAGCGGCAAAAAGCTATCGTGACGAAGGCCGTGATGATCTTGCAAAACTCGCAGAACAAAAGTCCACTGAAATCGAATCTGAGGATCGCAAGGAGTTTGAGCAAAAAAACTCAAGCTGAATTAAAGTCAGCATGGGATAAAAACCTACTTGAAGAAGTAGATTCTAACCCAGACCTTAAAGATTCTAAAAGCCAACTCTACAAAGCAGTATCTGAGATGCTACAAAACCACGCTATCCTTCGCAACTATCCAGCGGGGATCAAGGATGCGGTTGGCATCGCAAAGGTAAAGCTTCAAGCGGAGACCGCTTCCGAGTTGAAGAAGAAGGTTGCAGAGTATGAGTCAGAATTGGCTCAACTCAGAAAAGCGACTACACCTGGTTCTGGACAACCAACAGGTCCAGCCAAGACTAAAGCTTTTCACGAACTCTCACTAGATGAGCAAGAACGTGAATTGATGAAGATGGCTGGCGAAGTTGACAGAAACAGTTAGTCACAACAACAAAGGTAATTAAATTATATGGTAACTTCAGGCTCAGTCAGCGCACAGTTCCAGACGTACTTCTCGAAGGCGTTATTGGAACGTGCGATCCCATTGCTCCAGATGGAGCAATTTGCACAGAAAACCCCCTACCCAACGAAAACTGGTGGCAATAAAACAGTCAGATTTTTCCGTTTCGGCGATCCAAGCATCACTGCTATCGCTGCTCTTTCGGAAGGAACGACTCCTGCCTCTGGTGACGAGCGTGATCTCACGTTGTCCTCGGTGGAAGCCACGCTGGTTCAGTACGGCAGCAAGATCATCCTCACGGATATTTTGCTCGCAACAGAACTGTTCTCGCACTTGGCACAGGCCACTAAACAATTGGGCGAAGATGCGGCACTCCACGCTGACACACTCTGTCACCGCGCGTTGGTGCAAGATTCCTCGACCAGCACTGGCACTGGTGTAGCCACCAAATCGTATAACCGCTATGCTCAGAACAGCACTAACGGAACGACCTGGGCTACTGGTTCAGTTGCTAACAGCGCAATGACCGCCACCGACTTGCTCGATGGTGCGACTTCGTTGTTCATCGCTCGCGCACCTAAGATCAAAGACGGCTACGCTCTCGTAGCGCATCCCGCCGTTCTTCGTGATTTGATGCAGGACGATGATTGGTTGAAGGTGTCCAGCTATCAGAACGCCGATGCCATCTATAAAGGTGAAATCGGAAAACTGTTTGGCGTGGCCTGCGTTTCGTCAACAAACGTTCAGACCTTTAACACGTCTGCTTCTGGTATCGCTGAAAACAGCGTGGGAACAACTGGTGTTAACACTGGTTACGCAAACGTCCTCCTCGGTGGTGGCGCGTTTGGTGTTCCTAATATGTCTGGTCTTGCGGCTTCTGGCTCGCCCTTCTCCCCGAAGGTGTCGATCCTTGATGCGGCTGACAAAAGCGACCCCTATAACCAAAAAATTATTGCGTCCTTTAAGACGTTCTACGCTGCGAAACAACTTGATCCTCGGTTCTTCCGAGTCATTGTCTCGAAGTCTAACTACAGCTAATAATTAAATGGGAACCCTAGTAATCGCTATGGGACCTAGGAAAGCTGGGGAGGGTCAAACCTCCCCAGCCTCTTCCTCATCTGAAAGACCAATGGATAAAATGCTAAAATCTGGAATGGTAATGCTACCAATGTCAAAGTTCGAGATGAACGATGGCAGTGAAAATGTTGCCCCTGAGGTTGGCGATTCTGTTGAACTTTCTGGGACGATTGACATGATCAAGAATGGCGTGGCACACGTTATGGTGGAACACGCCGTTGGTGAGAATGCTCCTAAGGATAAATCGGAAGATATGTCTGAAGGCGAAAACTCAATGTCCGAAGAAGAGAAGATGATGAAGATGGCTGAGGAATCTGATAAGGAAAACTATAGCTAATGCCTATTTACGAGTACGAGGACACCAGAAATGGAAAAGTTGTCGAACTCGAAAAGACAGTAGCCGAAAGGGATTCAGTCCCTCGTTACCTTAAAAGATTCACAGTACCTAGAAAATTGACCCTAGTGGGTGTTGGCGAACCCCTCGACAACCCGCTGGGAGTTAATGAAACAAATTTGATGAAGGGGTACTACCGCCAGGAACAAAAGCTTGGCAGTAGGTTCAAAAGCAAGTACACGCCAGATAGTATCAAACGTGCTACCTTAAGGAGAAAATAATATGGCTACTGAGTTTATGCGGAATATTCGCAAGGCTAAGAACAAGGCGTTACGCTTTGATTCTGCTAGCTTTGCTAACGTGTTTGAGATTACTGCAAGTTCCAGCGGTGGAACAGTTAATACTGTTGCAACAGCCCCTGCGTCCTTGAATGTGACTCTTAACGGCACTTCGTACAGAATTGCCCTTCACACCTAATGCGACTCTTATCTCGCCTTGTTCTTGGTAATGGCGGGA